AGGGACTTCGACTTCCCAGAAGTATTCAGTCTTGCGAGCCTGATTATTCTGCTTTTCGTCCGGGTCTGTTCTAACATTAGTAAAAGGATCTATGACTTCACGAGTTACTTGAGATCCAGCGCCTGGGAATTGCTTCTTAGCGACACCGCTACACTTGCAGGTTATCTGCTCGAGTTTTGGAGAAGCATACTGAGTAGTCTCTTCCCCGCAGGTTTCACATAAGAAACGAAACTTAGGCATATTAGAATGTCAAACCTATGCTTGCGCCTATAAGGCCATTTTGAAAGCCGAATACGCCAACAGTTAAAGGACCTAGAATTGGTTTGGTTATAGAGAGTCCATATGTAGGTATACCGGGACTTGTTACGTTTTCACCAGCAAGTAGGGATATAGTGACCTTACTAGAACCTCTATCAATTTCCTTAGTCTCAGTCTTTGTAATGTCATCAGTCTTTTTATCATCGACTTGAACATCTTTCTTATCTGCTATAACAGTCGTCTTTACTTTTGTTCCATCAGGTTTGTCTGTTTCAGTGATAGTAGTAACCTTGTTGTCTTGAGAATCAACTTGCTTATCCTCAGTCTTCTTTTCGACTTCAACAGTTTTAGTTACAACTTTCTCTGGAGCACTGTATCTACCTACAGCAAAAGCACCTACAAGGGCGATTAATGCTATAATTACTATCTGTTTAGTGGTCATATTACTCCTGTCCTACGATACCTGTATTAGGGTCCATCATAGTTTTAAATGCGTCGCGAGCGATACCTAATTGGTTCTCGAAAGCTCCGTCACGTGGGGTAACAACAATTCCGCCTAAGGTGATCAACAGTGATGCTACAGAGAGAGCGTTACCTAAACTCACCCTACAGACCTTCGCAGGTTCAATAATACCTGCTTGATAAGGATTAACAATCTTGTGCGCATTGGCGTCGAAGATATACTGAGGTGGTTGCTTCTGACCAACAATGTGTCTCTCTAAAGCATTCCACACATCTGTGAAATCTTCACCGCAGTTAGATAATAGAACTTCAAATGGAGCTCTAAGAGCATGAATCATGATGTCCCAAGACAAGGGACGATTTTCCGTCTTAGCAATAATGTCCGAAAGCACTAAATGAACTCCACAACCGCCAGGAATAATACCTTCGGCGATAGCAGAACGTACCGCTTCAACTGCATCTTCAACACGCGCTTTTTTCTCTCTGGCTTCTAATTCAGATCCGCCACCTACCCAGATAGTAGAAACGCCACCGGTCAATTTACTGATAGCGGCTTTAGCGAACATCTTTTGACGCTCATCTGGAGCAACTTCCGCAATAGCTTTTAGTTCAGCGATACGAGCTTCAATCTTCTCATGATTCTGTTCTGATGTAACGAACGTCTCGTACATATTAATCTTAGCATTAATGAAAGAACCAAATGCTTCGTCTAGTGTATCTTCTGCTGCATAGAACTCTAAGTTAGCAACATCAACAACGTCGGCATCCGTATATGCAGCCATGTCATACAAGAACATAGAGCGAGAGTTGGCAACGCCTCCAAGTGGAGTCTTAACTGGAATAATAGAATAACCACCCTTAGTTGATTTAGCCATCTTGTCTAAAACTACGTCAGAGAATCCATGCGCAAACACAAGGATAGGTCTTCCATACATGGGTGAATCTTCTGCTCCAACAGCTTGTTGGATAGCAGCTGGAACCTTAAGATCGTTCATCGTTCCGTCGTATAGGAACACAAGACCGTTATCAAGCTTAGCTTGCTGACCAGCACGATCGTTGATGAAAGCTAAACCAATAGAACCGATATCTTTAAGACCGCTAGTTACTATACAACCATCGATCGTTTCGACTCTGATTCCTGAGTCATCTGCTTCCTCAATGAGTACTTGACCATCTTCACCTGCAGCAATAACTGCGTCAACGGCTGCAACGGCGATAGCCGCATCTCCATTAGCGCTAATAGTAGCAACATTGATAAGTTCATGACGTTCCTTTACTGGTTTCGCGTGCTGCTTCAAGAACGGCACGATAGTGTTTTCGTATAAGCTATTGAGTTCATTAACCATACGCTGAGGATTGTATTTGGGATTCTTTTCTAAGAACTCTAAACCTTGATGCGTAATAGCGCTAGCAAGGACAATAGCTGTAGTTGTACCGTCTCCTGCCTGTTTAGCGGTACGGAGGCAAATTTCCTTTGCAGACTCGATAATGAGGTTAGCTTCTGCATTTGCAACTCCTAAACTCTTAGCAACGGTAACTCCGTCCTTTGTTACAAGAGGAGACAAGCCGTCGCGCTCTAAGATGACTGGGCGTCCGCCCGGTCCTAGAGTAGCTCCTACAACTTGAGCCATCTCACTGATCGTGTCGTTCACGATCCTGCGAATCTTCGCTCTATCTGCTGTAATGCTCTTAGCTTTACTTTTCTCGTATATCATTCGTCGTCTCCAAATTCTTTAGGGTAAGCACCCTCTTCCATACAAAGATGGGGATAGGTTGCTTTGACATAGGCTTCTCCAACTTGATCCAGATGTAGGTAAGAAACTATTACATACTTCTGTTTATCTAATGGACCTGTAAGTGCCATCTGTATTATACTTAATGGCGCCAAAGTAGCTAATATGTACTTTTTAGATGCTAAGTCATTTATCATGTCTATTAACTTCATTGCGACTTTTTCAATATACTGTCCTTCACATGCACCACCAAAATAGAAACATGGCGCTACACGTCGATAGCAAGCATAAGCATTGTGACCAGTTTTAAATTGAAGTTTATGCAATAAACTAGCGAGTCCTTCGTGACCCTTAACTTCATCCCATTGATACAGGGTAGTCTTAGCTCTATTATGAAGAGCTTTTCCCGCTTCATCAGAGAAACAGGATCTCATAGCTGGATAGATATCATCCATCAAGAAACTTTGATTACCTACTTGACTAGGAGTACCACTACTTATTAGGTTTAGTACTGCCTGGCTTATTGACTTTTTTAGTGCTAACGGGTTTCCGCTGTTTGACGGCATTGTCCATCTCCTTGTTATATTCTTTTACTACCTTCTCATACTTCTTAATCTGCTTAGAGTCGTTCTCAAAGCCGAAGAAACTATGACCTAATTTAAGTGCTGCTTTAAGTGAACCTGTTCCACCGCAGTAAGGATCGAATATAACTGAGCCTGGCAAACAATCTGTCATCCTAATTAGGAGTTCTGCTAGGTCAACTGGATATGCCTCGTCCAGTGAACCTGTTTCAATTTCCCAGGTATTACCTGGACAAGACTTATCGTCTTCAGTCTTCATATATTCCCTGATAGGCAGTCGATCTAATTTCCAGACATTGCCGTTACAGAAGTGAAGAACATACTCATGTGAGTTAACTAAGTTAGTTTCAGAGCGCTTGCCTGGATACCAGGTCTTTTGAATCACTATATTGTCGATGTGAGTAAAGCCAGCATCAGCCATCATCTTAGCAATCTCGAATGGACGCCATTTGGCCTCAATTGGAGCGTAGCATATTAGGAACACGATTCCATTGGGAACCATATAGTTCTTGAGCTTAGCTGCAAACTCCTTGAACTTAACAGGATCGTAACCGTCTCGCTTCCTAATGGGAACACGCGAGATGCATATCTCTGTATTCTTAGGCCAAACGGCACTTGGACTCATAGCGTCCTGGTTATGAATTCGAACGTTAGTTTGAAAGATGTTTGAAAGATTGTCCAAGTATTGCTCCGTAGGGAGCATTATACTTAGTTAGACGTCATTGCAATATCTATGCTCACCAAGAATGTCGCAACATTTCTTGTCATCATAGTAATAGAAAGGTTTAGCCATCACAGCATCAACATAGTCCTCTAGATTCAAGGCCTTAACGACAGCGTTAGCCCAATCCCATCCAGAGCGAGACCAGACGACTACAGCATTACCAATAACCTTATGTCGCTTAAGACGCTCAATATGAACATGGTGTGGAACTACTTCGCCTTGAAGAAGACTTCCCTCAATGCCGATATAGATCTTCTCATGATCCCTATCTGCTTCCCACTTCCAATGGATCAAGGTGTCGTCTACATCGAAATATGCTACATTATTGTTTTCAATCTTTATCATTTAAAGCCGCCTCAAACACACTATAGAAATTACTGTCCCTTATGTTACGAGCTGTTTGCGCTATATTAGGTTCATGCAAGGAGAACATAACTTGAAGTATAACGAAACCATTCTCTATTCTCCAATGGTTGTTACCGTAACCTGCACCCATAATCATATAGTTATTACTCTGACTTAGACCATTCATCCCTGTAAGTTCTGGATGAAACATTTGAAATATGTTGCTAGTTAAATCCGTACCAGCACAGAAACTTAAATGCTTAGCCTTTTCAAGAGGTAATCTTACGCTACCACTTACAGATAAGCTAACACCATTAGATGGATCTGCTTGAACTACCATAGTGCCCAAATCAAAGAATGGTACGCCTTCATTCATTATATCGATCACATCACCTATCGTCCACATCTAGCACCTCACTTAACTGTTCATCTATCAACGCATTAAAGCGTTTCCAAGCCTTGTTTTTATTAAAATCTATAAATTCTTCTATTGTTCCAACAAGGGCATAAGAGACTTCTATTTCGTGAAGAAGCATAGTCTTACTAGAAAAGCTTTGAGAGCGATTTGTACAGAAGGCGTTAGGACCAAGGTCTAACCAATTTTCCAGTGAACCTTGTGGATTCATTCTCATCATGTATGATTCTGATAATGCTAATCTAAGATGAAGTCTAGTAGTGGGTTGTGACATCTGTGTCATGATTGGACCACCCATAGAAGGTACGGACTGTACGCCTCCAAATTGTTCTATGTGAAAATCTCTAAGACAAGGTCCAAAGATTTCTGTTAATACTAGTTTAAGTTCTAGCATTATATCTACATTACTCATGTCTTGCCTGTACTTCCAAATCCGCCAGCTCCACGAGTAGTATTAGTATCTACTTGCTCTACCTGCTCGATGAAATATTCGGGCGAGTAAGGGCTCATGATCATTTGTGCAAGCTTCTCACCCTTCTTGATAACGATCGGGTTGGTGCGCATCAACGGGTAACCGTCCTCATCCAAGCGATCCATTACCCAAATATTAGACATGACGACGTGTGGAATGCCGCGATACTCTTGATCGATCACACCTGCGAATACTAAGAGCCCTTGTGAACCAAGACCAGATTTCGAAGTGATCTCCGCCCACGTTCCTGCTGGGAATTGAAGCCTGATGTTGAGAGGGTGTTTTGCAAGCTGGCCAGGGTAGATTGCAATATCCTCAGTTGCGTAGAGGTCAAACCCCGCGTCGGTTTGGTTTGCTTTATAGGGCAATTTGCCTCCATTGAGTATTTCGACTTTGATCTTAAAATATCTATTTCTAACTTGTTCAATTGTTCCCTCTTTAAATTCATTACTCATAAATCTCTCCGTGATGGATTTATACAGATAGACATACGTACATAGTGGTTAATAATTATTTTTCAAGCCGCGTGAAAAACATACGCTTCGTGGGTATCATAGAGAAGGGTTTTGTTAGTCAATCTATCTTTTAGAAACCTTAGTTGCGCTTTAGTTAGTCTCGCGCGCAAGCGCGCGTGTTCGTTTGCTTCGCAAACGAAGATAGCCCTATAAGGCGCTTTAAATCTTAGGATGTTGTAGGTGGGCTCCCATAAACCTTGTGATAGTATAGTTAGATGAGTATCAAAGATGACTTCGCGACATATGTAGACGGAAATAAACTGATGACCCCTAACCCACAACCGCAACCACCGGTTGGTAAGGGATCAGATAATGGACCGATGTATACCAGCGAGTACTTCATAATGCTCAAGAAGACTGGCAACCTAACCCCTCAAGATCAAACGGATTTTGATACTAGAATGGGTTCTTGTGTAGACTCTAATGGATTACTTAACAGAGCTCCAAACGATACTGATCAAGAAGAACCAGACGATTTCTACGGGGCTACTAACGGCATGGCTGAGATGGGAAATACCGCGTTACCGAGGAAGATGCTCGGAGCTATCTTCAGATATTTTGGTTGCATGAACAATAACTCTCCTGGAACCTGGACTGCTAACTCCTTCATGGCCAGACAGCCTCAGATTATTGCAGCTATGGCTGCAGCAGCTTTCCCAAGTCTAGAAGATCCTCTACACTACTTGATTAGATTAGCTTTCTTACCATTCTTCCTATACAGCGCTATCATCCTAGCATTAAGCTGTATCGGTACAGACATAGGTAACACAGATGCTAGACGACTAGCATGGCACTTAGGAAATAACGTTAGTAAGGTTAGTTTATTGAATAAGTTGGGTTACAAGATCTTTATGAATCGTCTTCTAAAAGATTATCCAAATGGGATGAAGGACGTTGCATCCATATACTATCAGCCGAAGAATACAAACCCTTACGCCAAATACTGGGTTGATTAGGAAGACCGAGAAGGTCTAAGCGTATAATTTCTAATTTCCATAGAAGCCTTATTAGGTCACTATACGCGTTGCTTGCTTCTTGTGAATTAAGATTCATCGTGTGCATAAACTTGGTGATCTCTATCGGGCTCGAACCGATAACCGTACCTTTTAGAGGGGTCCGCTCTAACCAATTGAGCTAAGAGATCATTTACAGTGGGAAAATGTTATGTCGAACTTACTCTCAATATATTCATAGTGCTGAGTTTCCCAAGAGAAATAATAGCACATGGTTAAGAGCATTCCGAGGATTATAGTTAAGTATACAGTTCGTTCAGTCATAAAATTGATGTAGCCGAGTTTATTTTCCCGTAGGGACGGCATTTACCCAGCGCACGTCACGCGTTGGCACTACAATCTATTTATACTAATTAAAGAAGAGACTTATCCTTGAGTTGCTGAGTAGCATTCGGCCCAAAGAACGCATATGCGGTTATCTTGTTACCAAGATCCGGCTCTATGAATTCTGCTCGCTGATGCTGATAGTTGTTGCATACACCGTAGTAAGACATATCTCCGCGAGAAGATGGATTATCCTTTAGTAATATAAGGTAACCATTTGTCCACAGGGTGTGAGGGTTCTTCTTCATGAACTCAGCTACTGCATGAGCAGATTGAACTGCTTGCTGCGATGCCGTTAGCTTTTGATTCACAACGACATAGAGTTTCTCTTTAGACTCCGGGTTCATCACCTCTAGGAGCCAATTGACGTAGTCCATGTCAAGGCCATTGCCGCTATCACATTGCTCTAGAGTGCGACCTCGTGCAAGGCAATAAGCGACATGCTTGTGTCTATATTGTATAGAAAGTAACTCTACACTCCAGGCACCGATATACTTATCGTGGTGCGGATGAGATGGCTTTCTAAGTTTCTTTTGTTGTCTGATTGTTTTTGCAATACCCTTGAGGTCTTGCTTGAGTTTTGATATTTGTGTTTTCATTTTAAATCCTTTATAAGTTGATAGTATTGAAGTCTATGCGAAGCTTAATAGGATTTAGGGAGGACCAGTAATCTATGACATATAACCTTTCTTAAAGTTGGTGGCAGGAGATGGAATTGAACCTCCGACCTCCTATCAAGATTGCTCCCGATAGGTGCTCTTTCACTGAGCTAACCCGCCGTAGATTTGATTATACCACAATTTTTAAATTGGTTGTTGAAAAAGAGCTTGTTCTGCTAGACGTCTACGTTCTAGCCCGTCTACCACGTGTCCGCCAGCTACGTCCCATTTAGGGAATTGAGCAGCAGCACCATCATAGTCACCTGAGTTAAGTAACTTAAGTAGAGTAGATCCGCCAAGACCTCCAACGCCTTCATTGTAGGCAAAGGATACTAAGGCATCGAATTGATTCTGGTTTACAGGTACTGTAACTAGATTAGTAACGTGAGCAGCCTTCTGATTCACTTCCCACTCTAAGTACTGCGAAGCTTGATCCTGAGTAATAGTGGAATCATCCATCGTAACGGAAGTTCCATCTGGATAAAGGATAGTTCCATAACCAATGGTAGGAATACCAGCTGAATCTTTATATGGGTCAAGTTTTAGACCTTCGAAAGAGATGATTAGATTTAAACCGTTTTTACTTATTTGCATATATAGATTCTATCAGGGTTTGTTGAGACCGATATCATTCTCA